CAGATGCTAGATGTATTAGGGGTTAAGAATGCAGAAAAACTTATACCTAATAAAGAAGATATTAAGAGCGCTGCACCTGTAACAGAGAATATGAATATTATAAATGGCAAACCTGTTAAAGCATTCTTGGAACAAGACCATGAAGCTCACATTGCAGTACATATGGCCTTTACTCAAGATCCACAAGTACAAGCAATGGTAGGACAGAGTACAAAAGCAAGTTTGATACAAGCTGCTATGGAAGCCCACGTTGCAGAACATATTGCATTCCAGTATAGAATTGAGATTGAGAAACAGCTAGGCGTACCACTACCTCCAGTTGAAGAACCTCTACCAATGGATATTGAAAATGAAGTAGCTAGACTAACAGCTGAAGCTTCAGGAAAAGTATTACAAAGTAGTCAACAGAAAGCTCAACAAGAAGAACAACAGAAACAACAAGAAGACCCAATACTTCAAATGCAAAAACAAGAACTTGAAATTAAACAACAAGAGTCTCAAGCTAAGAATCAGAAGATGATGGCAGATACTCAACTTGAGAAAGAGAAGTTTGAGTTTGAGAAACAGAAAGCTACAGTTGAAGTTCAAAAAGATGTAATGATGGAACAATCTAGAATTAAATCTCAAGAGGCTATTGTAGGCGCTAAGATTGGAGCAGAAGCCGAACTGAAACAAAAAGATGCTACAGCCAAAGAAGTATTAGAAGGTGCAAAATTAGGAGCGGCAGCAATTAACAAAGAGAAAGATGTTAAGCTGCGCTTAAAAGAATCTCAGATGCGAAATGATGCTATGGTAAAAGCCCAGCAGAATAACGCAGCTAAGATGGATCAATCCAATAACGGAGAAAACAACTAACCGAAAGGAAAATTATGTCACAGACTGAAACGCTCATGCTTCTAGCATCCCAGGTAGAAGAGAGACGCAAAGTAGTATTAGATGATTTGGGACTGGGGGTTCGCGACCACCAAGCATATGTAACAGCAGTAGGAGAAATGGCTGGATACATGCGTGTACAACAATTAATATCAGAGATGTTACAAGCAAGAAAAACAGAGGACGAAGCTTTTGAAAGTAGTCCAACTGATAATGTTGTTAAGAAGGAGGGCAAGTAATGACTATTGCAACTCCTGACAATCAAATAGTCTCCAGTTCTGGAGCACCTATTAAAACCAAAAATACTGAAACCACTGACGGTAAAAAAGTTAGCGAAGATGAAGCTAAAGCAAAACTAGCATCTCAACTTCCTGATGTGAAGGGCTACCGTATTCTGTGTCTTGTACCTGAAGCAGATGAAGCTTATGAAAGTGGTTTGATTAAATCAGACAAAGTTAAGAGTATAGAAGAAAGTGCGACTGTATGTTTATTTGTTATGCAACTTGGAGATTTAGCTTACCAAGATAAAGACAGATTCCCATCAGGTCCATGGTGTAAAGAAGGTGATTTTGTTGTTACACGAGCTTACTCAGGAACTAGAATTAAGATTCACGGAAAAGAATTCCGCATTATTAACGACGACACGGTTGAAGCTGTAGTGGATGATCCACGTGGCTACGAACGCGCATAAGGAGAGCAAGATGGCTAAAGTTATAAATGAAATACCAGACGAAGTAGAAATGGAAGGCGAAGAATTAGAGGTAGATTTAGAGGCCGCCAAGAAAGATAGTGATGGTGAAAAATCTACTGCAGATGTTGAAAGAGTAGAACAAGAGCCTAAACAAGAAGAATTGTTTGTAGAGGAAGAAGACGATACTCCTCCTGAAGATAGAGGCAAAGAACCACTACCGGAAGAGATTAAAAAAGAGGTAGAAGAAGATACTCTTGAAGGTTACTCTGAACGTGTTAAACAACGTATGGCGCAATTGAAAAAGATGCATCATGACGAAAGACGTGAAAAAGAGAAAGCCGAAAGAGAAAGACAAGAGGCTGTTACATATGCACAGAAAGTAGCAGACCAAAATAAAAAGCTACAGACCACATTAAGTACAGGTGAGGAAGACTATATTAAAACTTTAGTCAGTGCTTCTGAAGCTGAACTTAAAATGGCTAAACGTGATTATAAAGAGGCTTATGAATCTGGAGACACAGAGAAAATAGTTGAAGCTCAGGGTGCAATGAATAGTGCCCAAATGAAACTAGCGCAAGCTAGTGGGCTAAAACCTCAATATAACACTGGACAAGAGAAAGAAATTGATATACAGTCTAATCAACAACAAGTACAACCTAACGTTACTAAACCAGACGCAAAAGCGCAAGCATGGCAAGAAAAAAATACCTGGTTTGGCAAAGATGAGGAAATGACTTCATTAGCTCTAGGCGTACATGAAAAATTAGTCAGGAGTGGGTTAAGTCCTACAAGTGACGAATACTACCATCGGATCGATGAGACGATGCAAAAACGGTTCCCTGAAAATTTTGGGGAAGAATCGTTGGAACCGGAAGAAAAACCCGCCCAACGCAAAAAACCATCTAATGTGGTTGCACCGGCAACGCGAAGTACCGCGCCAAAGAAAGTACGACTAAGTAAGACTCAAGTAGCATTTGCGAAAAAGTTGAAACTTACACCGGAACAATACGCAAGAGAGATGATTAAATTGGAGGACGCAAATGGATAAGGTAAAAAGAACAGCAAGAGAAACAGAAGTAAGAGAAGAAGTACCACAAACATGGCAACCTGCCTCACTCCTACCGGAGTTTACAAAACAGGACGGTTGGTCATATAGGTGGATTCGAGTTTCTTTGATGAACGAACCTGATAACATGAACGTCTCTTCAAAAATGCGTGAAGGCTGGGAACCGGTGAAGCATGCGGATCACCCAGAAGTCATACTAAAAGCAGACCCCAATAGTAACTTCAAAGAAGGTATTGAGATTGGTGGTCTATTATTATGTAAAGCTCCTCAAGAGTTGATGGACCAAAGAAAAGCCTACATGAACGAGAAAACAAGGCAACAAACGGAAGCTGTAGATTCACAATATATGAATCAAAGTGACCCTCGTATGCCTAAGTTCGCTGAAGGTAATGAAAATGGCCGTCGATTTGGAAAGGGGAAATAAAAATTAGGAGAAACAATCATGGCTAAAACAGCTACACCTTACGGTCTTAAAGCCGTAAACCATGTAGGTGGTACACCCTATGCGGGGTCTACTCGCCTATTGCCGATTGCTTCTGGATATGCGTCGAATCTATTTAATGGACAAGTTGTTCAAATAGAAACAGACGGAACTGTTGGATTAGTTACCACTTTTGGTGTTGGTGTTATTGGAGTTTTTGTAGGTTGTACTTACACAGACCCATCTACACAACAACTAACATTCAATAACATGTGGCCAACAGGCACAGTCGCTGCTGATGCGAAAGCATACGTAATCGACGATCCAGATGTAGTATTTATGGCACAAGCGGACGGCTCAGTAACTCAGGCTGACTTAGGTCAGAACACTGATTTTGCTGCGGCTCAATCAACATCAACAGGCGTTTTAATTAACGGTAACTCAACTTCAGCAGTATCAGCTACTACAGCTGCGACAGCAACATTACCGTTCAGAATCGTTGACTTTGTTGATAGTCCTACTTCAACTGTGGGTGATGAATTTACTGACGTATTGATTAAGTTCAATGACGAAATTCACTCATATAACAACCCTCTGGGTGTATAAATTAAGGAGATAAGAAATGGCTATTTCAAGAGCACAGCTCCTTAAGGAGCTACTTCCAGGTCTTAACGCATTATTCGGTTTAGAATATGACCGTTATGGCGAAGAGCATAAAGAGATTTACGAAACTGAATCTTCTGACCGTTCTTTTGAGGAAGAAACAAAACTGTCTGGCTTTGCTAACGCACCAGTCAAAAACGAAGGCGCAGCTATTGCATATGATAATGCACAAGAAGCGTTTACATCACGTTACAACCACGTAACAATTGCTTTAGGTTTCAGTCTAACTGAAGAAGCGGTTGAAGATAATCTATATGATTCATTATCAGCTCGTTATACTAAAGCTCTTGCACGTTCAATGGCTAACACAAAACAAGTTAGGGCAGCTAATGTCATTAACAATGGTTTTGATGCAGCCTATACAGGTGGCGACGGCGTATCATTATTTAACGATTCACACCCATTAGTATCAGGTGGCGTTAATAGTAATACACAAGACACACCTACAGACCTTAACGAAACAGCATTAGAAAACGCAGTGATTCAAATCGCAGCATGGACTGATGAAAGAGGTCTATTAATTGCAGCTAAACCACGTAAGTTGGTTATTCCACCAGCATTACAATTCGTGGCTACTCGTATATTAGAAACTCAACTTCGTGTTGGTACTGCTGATAACGATATTAATGCAATGTATACAAATAGCTCTATACCAGAAGGTTATACAGTAAACCACTATCTAACAGATACAAATGGTTTCTATCTAACCACTGATGTACCTAACGGCATGAAGCACTTTGAAAGAACTGCTTTAACAACTTCGATGGACGGTGACTTCGATACAGGCAACGTAAGATATAAAGCCCGTGAAAGATATTCATTCGGTTGGAGTGATCCACTAGGTATGTGGGGTTCACCAGGTGCATAAGTAGTTTTCATAGTTCTACTTTAAGCACTACCCTGAAAAGCCCGGCTCCTCTCTGCTGGGCTTTTCTCTATCTAACACTCATGAAAATCCTTATTGCGAGCATTTACCAATCAGATACAATTCAGTTGTAACTAACTAAGGAGAACTACTATGTGGACTAAACCCGCTGCTACAGAAATGCGTTTCGGTTTTGAAGTAACAATGTATGTAATGAATAAGTAATACATGTATTACAACGTTTAAATTTAAGGGGCTTAGGCCCCTTTTTTTGTAGTATAATCATAGGACATATAATTAAAATTTACATGGAACACTAAGATGGCATCTAATAAAATTCACCTAGGTAACACAAAAATAGTATCTGATGCAGAAGCTCCTGCGGGTACTATAATAGCAACACCCACTAAATCCGGTACTATAGCACTTCTTTCAGATGTTGGAGAGGGCGCGTCACCTGTAGATACTTATACTAAAACTGAAATAGATGCACAACAGTCAAAACAAAATCACGACATAGCTGAGAACCATGCAGACATTCAGACCAACTCAAATAGAATTACTAAAAACGAAGAGGATATAGCTGCATTAGAAGCTAGACCTAACGGTGGCGAAACTGTTGATGCTTACACTAAAGCTGAAGTAGATGCCCAACAAGATTTACAAGATATAGAGATTGCAAAGAATGCAGAAGCTATTTCAAATATACCGGCACCTATAAATACATATAGCAAAGACCAAATAGATTCGCAACAACAAGCACAAGATGATGTAACTGCTACAAAAGCAAATAAAATTGATGTTTATACTAAAGCTGAAGTAGATGCATCTCAGAACGAACAAGATGCAGAGATAGTTAAAAAGGCTGATAAAAAAGATGTTATAGAAGATGCACCAACAGATGGTGAGACATATGCTCGTAACAATGAAACATGGGTATCTATTAGTGAAACTTCAGGTATACCTGATGCCCCCGTTGACGGTAAAATGTATGGTAGAAAAGATGGAGAGTGGGATGCTGTAGCTGATGCAGGAGATATCTATACTAAGACTGAGATAGACTCACAACAGTCTGCTCAAGATACAAAGATAGATAAGAATAAATCAGACATCGCTAAAAACACAGCAGACATTGCAGCAATACCTGCGCCTGTAGATTCTTATACTAAAGCCGAAGTAGATGCTTCACAAGAAGCACAGAATACAGAGATTGATAAAAAAGCAGACAAAGAAACTACATATACTAAAGCTCAAATAGACTCACAACAATCTGCTCAAGATACAAAGATAGACAAGAACATAGATGATATACAAACTAATGCAGATGCTATTGCAGCAATACCTGCACCTATAGATTCTTATACTAAAGCTGAAGTAGACGCATCTCAAAATGAACAAGATGAAGAGATACTTAAGAAAGCGGATAAGGCAAATGTCTATACTAAAACTGAGATGGACACACAACAGTCTGCTCAAGACACAAAGATAGACAAGAACACAACAGACGTAACTAAAAACACATCAGACATTACTAAATATACAGCAGATGTTGCAAAAAACACATCAGACATTGCTCAAAACACAGCAGATATTGCAAAAAATACAGCAGACATAGAAGCAATGCCACCATATGTTGATGCTTATACTAAGACTGAAACTAATACGTTATTAGACGGTAAAGCAGACAAAGGGTCATGTGGTGGCGGTTCTACACCTGAAGCATTAGTATGGGAAAATGTTATTGCTGAAAGAGCAATAAGCACAGAATACACAAACACAAATGATGTTCCTTTATATGTAACTATAGCTCACTCTGGGGGCGGTTCTGCAAATTTTAGTATTGATGGTAATACAATTGGTAGAGCTGGCTCATCTGAAGGTGGTTACTATACAGAAACTTATGTAGTTCCAGCTAATTCAGTTTATAAGTTTAATTTATATACAGGAACAGTTAATTTACAATTTTGGCACGAAGCTCGTATGCCATTAGCTATAGCTGTAGGTGAAGCTAGTAGTGGAGGTGGTGGTACTACAGATGTATTACCTGTGCTTTATTCAGGGACTATTAACCAAGATGGTACAGTTAATGAGGGAACAGGATTTACTTGTGAAAAAACTGCTACAGGAAAATATGTTGTAACTTTAGATAAAGCAGTTATAGATACATCATCTATTGTTGTTACAGGCAATCAATCTGAAGGTAGAAATTGTAATACTAATTTAGATATAGTTTCAGACCCTACAACGCAATTTGGTATTGTAGTTAAGAGTATGGCAAATAACTTTGTAGATTCTACACTATCATTTACTGTAACAGGAACAGAACCTATAGCAGTAGGTGGTGGAAGTGGTGGTTCAGGCGATGCTGTTGCTGAATCGTGGACACCTCATGATTATTTATATGTTAAGAACACTGACCCATCTAGTCCACAGGCTCCATTACCTGGTCAAGTCTATTTTATAGGAGAAGGAGGACCTCTCGCAGACGAAAATTATTCATCAATAAGAGGGGCGTTGGTTTCTAAGTTGGACCAAGACGGAAGAGAATTACCTTTCCCAAATATGGATGGATTCTCGCCTGAAATTAACATTTCTAGTCCTAATGGTAAGGGTAGGTTTTACATAAACTCTGCAATAGATTCAGATGATTGGGACCCTCTTGGTGGGGAGGAAACATATTATACATTAGAGTTTGTAAATCCCTTAGACACACAATATAACACTATTACTGAAGGTACAATAGCTGAGGGAGAAATCGCACAAGTAACTATGCCAGCCGAAGGATATGGAGTTGATTGGATAGCAAAAGATATTACGTCTCCAGATCACGGGAGCAATCCGTCTGTAACAGTTCCTTATGCTGAAGTTGCATATCACAATATAAACCTTAATGGATTGTTTGTAGGCATGACTCCTGCAGATGGTCCCTACAATGATGTATCAAATATAATGATTGGACAGAAACCTCATCCTGAAACTCGTGTAAGTGAAGAGTATATACCAGGAATATATTGGAACCCTTACTCTACGCGAGATAACATCACAATAGGCAACAAGATTTTTAGGTCTATTAGATATGGTACAGACAATATAGCCATAGGTTCTCAAAGTTTTGGGACTCTTATAAATGGTAGCTGCAACACTTTATTAGGTCAATACGCTGGGTTTGGTATGACATCAGGTGACAACAATATTATCATAGGACACGCGGCTGAACCTAAACTAGGACTAGCTGTAGATGAAGAGGATGGCGTCGTTAATAATCAAGTTGTTCTAGGCGATGATCAGATGGAAACATTATTCTTAGGCAAACATCAAATATTCCCATTCCCAGAATCTTTAGGCGGTGATTCAGGCGGTGGTTCAGTCGGTGGTTCAGGTGGTATAGAAGAAGCACCAGAAGACAATAGGCAATACGCAAGACAAAATGGTGGTTGGTCAGAAGTTGTATCCTTTCCAGAACCCAATGGAAACAACACGGATGCTTGGGGACGTAAATGTGGAGCTACGTCTGATAATAGTTGGACTCGTGTAAGAGAAATTGTACCACAATGGCATAACTTCAAAGGTGCATTTCATTCATGGAATGACGACGATCCTGCATTAAGTACTATTACAATGAATAGTTTGATGTATAGCAGCACTACTGAACTTAAAATAAGTGGAGCAACATTACCTACTCCTACCCATGCCAACGGAAATGATTTTATGACTGTAATGCGAACTCTTAAAGTTGGAGATTCTATTGAAGTAAGAACAACTCATTACAAAAAAAATACCAACCATCTAGGTGGTGGTCTAATGGAGATTACAGCAATAACAGACCATGGTACATGGATGCAGATTTATGTTAATGCCAACGATAAATTAGCGGGTTCTATAGAACCAGGTGATGGCGTTGCAGTTATTATACCTGGAGATGATAAATCTCCTCTTAATGTTGAAGAAGTCTATAAAAATAATATAACTATAGAGGATGATACATTAAATAGACGATCTGCATTAAATGTCAAAACCAAGATTAATCCAATTATTAATGATAATAGACTAGTTCACACAACTTTGACTTGCGATAATGATGCAGGTGGGAATATGTTTGGAGTAGTTGGAACAACCACAGCCGATGGTTTTAAGATTATTACTAACGGTGAACAGAGAGTTACGGTTAACCGCACTGGTCATGTAGATTTTGGCGGAGCACATCCAGATTCTAGGATAGCAACTTTTGCCAATACTGGGCATATTCATTTTTATAGACTTTCTGATGCTAGTAAAGACTCAATAACAGGTGAGCCAGCTACACCAAACTTATATATAGATGGCCAAGGATCGCTTAGACGTTCAACTTCAGCGGTTGACTGGACAGAAGAAGATAATCAGGCTACTTATTCTGGTGAGGGGTTATATCTTAACACAACAAGGTCAAATCAAGGAATTACTGTAGATGAGGGCGGTCAGGGCGGACTTAAAACAATACTGTTTAACTCTTCAAGTACATACGGAACAGTAGGCACAACAACAAATAATGCTTTTAGAATTATTACTAATAACTCACCAAGAATGACTATTGGTACTGATGGCAGAGTAGATATTACAGGTTCACTTTATGTAAATAACGCTCCTAAATCACTTGATGTAATGGTAACTAACCTTGAGAAAGATGTTAAGTTAAAAGATAAACTCATTGAGAAATTATCAAAACGCCTAGATAAATTAGAAGCGAGGATGAAAAAATGAAATTGAAAGATATCATAAAAAGAAAGAAGCCAAAGGCTAAAGCTAAACCAAAAGCTGCACCTAAAGTTGACTATATAGATGAGGAAGTCCCAGGATTAATCCAAATCAATAAATATACAAGGCCTTTTGAAATTACAGGTACGGGTATTCTATTCCCTGATGGATCAGTTCAATCATCAGCACAAGGCGGAAGTGTAGAGATTGACCCAGACTTAATTAAACAAGTAGAACAGAACACCTCAGACATTGCAAAAAACGCAGCGGATATAGCAGCTATAGAGATTCCTGAGATTCCAGAAATACCTGAGATTCCAGACCCAATAGATTCTTATACTAAAGCCGAAGTAGATGCTTCACAAGCGGCTCAAGATACAGAGATTACAAAGAAAGCACCTCAAGATACTACATACACTAAAGATGAAGTAGACGCTTCACAGGGAGCCCAAGACGCTCAGATTGCTTCTAAAGCACCTCAAGCAACTACCTATACTAAAACTGAAGTAGACGCTTCGCAGGGAGCACAAGACACAAAGATTGCTAAAAATTTAACAGACATCGCTAAAAACAAATCAGACATTGCTAGTAACTCTGCAGCTATTGGTGGCTTATCTACAAGGATGACTTCTTCTGAAAACGATATCATTGAGTTAGAGGAAGAGATAGAAGCATTAGCACCCTCGTTTGATAGAGGTCACTGGGAACACGACCCTGCTACAGGCTTGGCAGCTAGAGCTCCAATTGAAGGCGCATACTATCTAGCCAATAGTTCTACTCAAATTGTACAGAAGTTTGGCGAAACAGCTCAGGTTTACTTTAACAATATAGACTCTGAAGAACCACCACAGACTCATACGTTTGACGATGTAGAAGTGGGAATGTATATAGAGATGTTTGAAGGATTAGATAGCTCATTCTTACTAGGAGTAGTTAGCAAAGTAGATAAACAATCTACTCATACAGTCATGGATGTTACCGTGGTGAAAGCCGAAGGTGGCCCAGGTGAAGAGGATGATACTGCTGTATCAGGACAAAGTGTAAAAGTAGGTGTACGAGTTAAGTTCTTTAACCTTGCTGAAGGTGATTTAAACCTAGATGGTTATATGCAAACTTCAGGCGGTACATTTACAGGGTTAGTAAAACATAAGAAAGAAATCATTATTGAGCCATCACTGCCAAGCAGATTTGTTAATATTAAAACCATATACGCCACAAACGCAGATGGAACTAATAGTGGTGGCTCTGATAATCAAAACTTTGGTCTTAACTTTAGTTTAGATCACGGAAACTCTGGCTACAACACAGTTAAATGGACTACTAGAAATGGTAATGTTTTTGCTGTTTATGGTGGAACACAACCTAATGCAAAATACACAGGTGCAAAAACTGACCTAAATCACCTAGCAACTCAACAAGACGCTTCATATTACACTTTGACTAGCGGTAGCGAGACTTATAACAAAAAATCTGCCGGAATATTATATGATAATCAGTTTGGCGTGACAGTGAGTAATGTTGGTTCAACCAACATAGTTTACTTAAATAAACTTTTTTTAACGAATGAATATGGTGCGCAAAAGTTGTCAATTTATTCAGCAACTTACGATACTTGGTTTGAGGTATATAAAAGCGGTGTGTTAATTTTAAAAATGCAAGTTAAAAGAAGTTCATGGAAAGAGTCTACATACGATAAAGACCAAATTCAATTTGCAGGTGCTTTCCCCTATCCTCTTTATGGGGCAAGTGAGAATTGGTCAACAAGCACTAATTATAAAATAAAACTTTCAGGATTAAGGCGGAAATAAGGGACTAGATAAAAGACGAAATAAGTAGTATGATAGCAATACTGGGAACATAATCGACTTATCAAACTGCCCCAGCAGACGCATACACGATTGATAAGTTATAACTTTGTATGGAGAAATCAAAATGGCAACAACTACATTCAGTGGGCCGGTAGTATCTAAAAACGGCTTTTCATCAGCAGGCGGTACATTTACAATTAATAGCGCAATAGTAATTATGGCAAACTTGCCTACATCTGACCCTTCTGTCGCAGGACAGCTATGGAATAACGCTGGCGCTCTATCAGTATCAGCAGGATAATACATTATGTCAATGACATCTTTTATAGGACCTGTCAGATCACATAACGGCTTTATTAGTACTGGTGAGGACAGCGTTGTATCCTTTCCAGGTGGTACGCTTAATCTAACTGTTGAAGGACAATCAGGTAAACAGATTACTATAACTGCAAACGGAGGCATAATTAATTTACCGGCTATTATTAATTCCGGTGATGATTGTAACTTTGGAATGCAGTTTAGCTTTATCGTTTTAGCTGACCTTACTACACCTATTTTATTTAAGACTGGAAGAATAGCAGATACGTTCTACGGAACAATTAACTATTGTGATGATGCAGGTGGACTAGCAGGATTCTATCATTCACCTGGCACAGCAAATGCGATATCAGGTAATGGAGAGTCTACAGGCGGAGAAGCAGGTTCTGTATATGTCTTAACTTGTATAGGTGCAAATGCATGGAGTATTCAGGGGGTAGCAGTATTCCCAACAGACGATACACCGGCAACACCATTTATAACTAGAGTAGCTAGAAAGAAAGCTAAACCTAAACCACCGACTAAAAAATTAGCTGACCCTAATCCAATGGCAAAAGCTAATAAAGGTAAGAAAAGGAAGTGGGCTTAGATGGACGAAGAGCCCAAACCTGTAAGTAATAAAGAACGCCTTGAGGAATTGAGACGTTGGTTTGAAGCATTAGGAGATTGTGTGTAATGGCAACACCTAAGAAAAAAGGAATGGGAATCAAAACTTCTGTTAAGTCAGGTAATTTTAGAAAGACTAAGACAGGAGCGGGAATGACAAAGAAAGGCGTTGCAGCCTATCGGAAAGCAAACCCAGGTTCTAAACTTAAAACAGCAGTAACAGGAAAAGTAAAGAAAGGTTCTAAAGATGCAAAGAGACGTAAGTCATTTTGTGCAAGGTCTGCAGGACAAATGAAAGACTTTCCTAAAGCAGCTAAAGACCCAAACTCTAGATTACGTCAAGCACGTAAAAGATGGAAATGTTAACAGGAGAAAGTAATGACTAAGAAATATAAAAAGGGCGGCATGACTAATACACAAGAAGCTTATGCAGAAGGTATTAGAACCGCAAAAGGTATACCAGGATTAAGAACTGTGGATAAAGGAATATCTAAATTAGTCTCTACTCCTAAAGAAAGACGCATGATTGAGAAAGGGTATGAAGATATGCTTAAAGCAAAAAAAGCTAAAAAGAAAGTTAAGAAAATGAAAAAGGGTGGGGCTGTTAAGAAACATCGAGGTGACGGCTGTGTTATTAAAGGACGTACTAAAGGCCGCATGGTCTAATCAAGGAGATTCAAAATGGCAACATTATTGGAAAAAATTAGAAAGCAGATAAAAGAAAGAAATATAAGGACTTTTGGGACTATAAACAAAACAACAGAAAAGAAACTTAAGAAAAAAGGTTTGACCGACGCTGAAATTAATAAACTTAAGAAGCAAGCACCTAAAGGTTCTAAAACTATAAACGAGAAAGAGCTTAAAAAACCTACGAGTAAGGCAAGTAAACCTGCCCCTAAAGCAGGTAAACCTACTAATACTAAAATAGGACCTAATATGAGCAAAGTAAATAGACCTGCTCCTAAACCGGGTAAACCTACTAATACTAAAATAGGGCCTAACATGGGTAAGGTTAATAAACCAGCAGCTAAGAAAGTTGATCTAAAAAAACGTGGGCCTTCAGGACCTATGATGACTTCTATGAGTGCTCCAAGTACTGGACCTAAACCTAGAAATAAAGACCCAAAAGTTGATCTGAAAAAACGTGGGCCAAGCAGACCAAGTATGACTGGATTTAAGAAAGGCGGTAAGATTGATGGATGTGCAACTAGAGGGCTCACAAGAGCTAAAAGGTCTAGATAATGCGAGGCTGCCGAGGGATGGGTATTGTAAACCCTAAGAAGCTTCCTAAAGCAATGAAGAAAGGTGGTAAGGTTAAGAAGAGCGATTGTGGATGCAGTCACTCAAAGACTAAAATGAAGAAAGGCGGAAGTGTTAAAGATGATTGTTACCATAGAGTAAAGTCATCATATAAAGTATTTCCAAGTGCATATGCATCTGGCGCTATTGCTAAATGCAGAAAAAACAAAGGTAAAAAATAGGAGAATATTATGGTAGCACCACTAGCAATAGCAGCAGGATTAGCAGGTCGATATGGAGCTAAAAAAGTAATTAAAGGACTAGCAACTAAAGCTCAAAAGAAAATGGCTAAAGAGCAGAATAAAGTTGTGAAGGAAATAAATAGTGCACCTAAACCAACTGGCGCTGCTAAAGTAAGAGCAGATAAAGCTAGGGCTAAGTTTATGGATAAATTAAATAAAGCTGAACCTGGACCTAAAAATAAACAGAATTTTAAAGAGAAGGGTACCAAGTTAGATAAGAAAAAGAAAGCTAAAGGATATAAGAAGGGCGGAAGTATTGACGGTTGTGCAATTAAAGGACACACAAGAGCTAAAAGATAATGGCTGTTAGAAAGACGGCAAAAGGTGCATCACTTAAACGTTGGTTTAAGGAAGAGTGGAAAGACGTAAAGACTGGGAAAGCATGTGGTAGAAAGAAGGGCGATGGCCGGAGTACACCATATTGCAGACCGAGTAAACGGGTGTCAAGCAAGACTCCAAAAACATCTGGAGAAATGACAGCTGCACAGAAACGCTCTCGTATAGCGCAAAAGAATAAACTTGGACAACCTGCGGGTAAACCAAGAAGAGTTGCTGCTTTAAGAAGAAAGAAAGCAACAAAGAAAAAATAATGGAGGATAGTAATATGCATGAATTAGTAACAGTAGCCGCACCACTATGGCAATGGGCACTTGGTGTAGTCGTAGCATTATGGGTTTGGGAAACTTATCTCGAAAACGTATGGTACAAATTTAAAAACTGGATTATGAAAAAGTAAGGAGGTTATTATGGAAGTAATAGCAATTTTAGCATTAGTAGGTGGAGTAGGTTATGGCATGGAACATGATTGGCAAGCAGCAAAAGCTTACGAGTCATACCAAGAATGCCGTGCTGAAAATCCTAAATTTCATAACACAATGACACAATGGAAATATGATCCGTGTAACTTGGCGGCATACCATGTGAAGAAAGTAATGTAATGACGATAGTAACTCTACTGTATTTAAGTGGAGC